TTAGTGCCAGAGCCTAATACCGGGTTCGGCAATGGGGGCGGGGGCGGGTTCAGGCCGGTAGACGTCCACTGCATCCCATATCCGATCCCGGCAGCGGCTACAGAGCATGATCTCGAAATAGTTGTCCTGGACATCCAGCGGGGCGTACTGGGTTTCCCAGTCCACGATGTAACCGCGCAAACGGCGCGGCGGCGGGTGTTCGTAATACGACTCACGTACCGTCCCGAATTTCAGGGTCAACTCGGCCACCCATTCCGTGTCATAACACTTGTGACCACAGGCCCCGCAGACAATGGGGTTGGGATTATCCACCGGCGGCGTCCTCCCTTCCGATAACCCGTGCGCCACAACCGGGGCAGTAGTTGGGTTCGCTGATTTCTACCTTCCCGCATTTGTTACAACTGTAGTACCAGCTACAATGATCGTCGTCGTGCGGGTCCCCTTCGCAGAAGGCGTTGTATTTGCACGTCCGCTCCACCGTCGCCGCCATGATCTCAGCCTTCAACAATTCGCAGGCGGCAAAGGCGTCATTTGCGGCCTCCGCTGCCTGTTCAACACACATATTTTGCGCGTTGCAGCGAAGCTTGTACCGTGTCTCGGCGAACTCCATGAGACAAAAAAGGAGTATCTCTATCCTGTTTTTCTTTGGCTCATGCTTGGCGGCGTCGATGACTTCTTGTGCCAGACAACTTTTTTCGTTCACGCTTGCACCTCCCGGATAATCCGCACCCCGCACCCGGGGCAGTGGTTAATTTGTGTCGCTAGACCGCCAAACAGGTTGAATCCATACAAATTGCAATGAGCCTCATCCATCGGATTGCCTGTAATACCTTCAAAGCGGCACGTCCGCTCCTCGGCGCGCCGGTTCCACGCTTCGGCGGCCTCGGCTTTCGTTTCATACGAGCCATTCTGGCCGCCGCAAGCGCAAATGAGGCTGTAATAAGAGCGCCCACTGTTTAGGTTCAAGCTATGATATACAGCCTTGCCGCCGCAGAATGGGCAGGGTAGTAATTCAGGCATCACGAGGCACCTCCTCGCAGCCGCCCCCACAGGACGGGCAGGCCCGGAGAGGCTCTTTTTCGTCGTCGGCCACGGCCTCCAGACAAGCCAAATTAAAGCCCCCGGCACGCCCTTCCAGTGATACCAACATCCTTCCGCAGCAGGGCCACGGCTCGGAGCGGGTGGTCCATATCGTCTGGCTGTACTTTTCAGCCTCGGCACAGTTTACCATACGTACTTTTGTACCTATTTTCATTGCGGGACTCCTTTCTTCTATGCCAGTGCTTCAATCTGCTTCAAAGCGGTTAAAGCTGCGCCATATTCGCCATCCATATCGTGATACCGGTAATACGCACACAGGCGCTGCAAATAACGACCGGCGTGGATGAGGGTAAGTTCTGGCTCTTTGCCCGTCTGCTTAAACTCCGGGACTACGACGACGCCTACCCTTTCTTCGTCCTCTCCGAGGGCTTGCTTCTCCATGACAATCACCGTGCCGATTCCCCAGGAGAGTGTATCGCCCACGCGATACTGGCCCCGGGTTAAATTTCTATACTCGTCAATCATCGGTGGTCACCTCCAATAGTTCCGGATTGTCCCACGGATTCCCGATCACTTCAAGCCCACTATAGCTCCCGACGGTGTAACCAGAATTGCACAAACACAAACCCCCGCACATCCATACCACTATATCAACGCGTTCTTTGCTGTCGCTGTCGATCCAGCGCACAACGTCACCCTCAAAAATTACCGTCTTTTTGCGGTCCTTCTCACCGGAGCACTGCCCCGCCGTGTTCGGGTCCACTTCCCAGATGTCATTTTTTCGGATGTTGAAAATCCGCGCAGGCGTGTCATCATACGGCGCGCAGTCCGTTGTGGCGGGGTGATATGTCCCGTAGCGCCAATGGCCGTGCTTATCCTTCGCCCGGTAGGTGTGGCGGTCATAGGTTTGTTGCATTGTCAGTCCTCCATGTCAATTTTCGTCCCACAATTAGGACAGAAATCCGGATAATCATATAGCTCGTATTCAGTGAACGGCGCGCCTATATTTGCTGGAAAATTCAGTTTAACCTTTACAATTTTCCAGCAACAAATAGAACAGCGCTTTGCTTCTTTCTTCTTCGCCACTGTCAGCCCTCCTCTCCGAAAATATCATCAATGGCGCATTCGATAGCCGGGGTCAAGTGCTCCTGCACCCAGTGTTCCACGCGCTCACGCGGCGTCTTGTCCCCGCTGCGGGCCGGGTGATTCTCGAAGTAATCCTTTGCCCCTTCGATAATGTCCATCGCGGCGATTGCAAGGCGCAGCGTGTTGTTATACATGGTTTTCCGCTCGTCCATAGTCAACGCTCCTTCCCATCCCCCGGCGGGCACGATCTCCACCGGGACCATTTTATAGTGTTTCAGATTGATCCCCCGGCACCGCATTTCGGATTTCAGGCACTGGTTGTAACAGAATAGCATCGGCGCAGCCCACCGTTCGCCCTGGGGATCACACAGGCGCTGCCGCCTGCTGTTGCGCTTATCAGTGCCATAAATCGCCCTGCCGGTTTTACGGTTGACGAACATTACGAGCATGGCGGGTCCCCCTTCGGAACCCAAAGCGGGCAGTTGATCCGGCACATGTCGCCGAATTGGGGCCTACAAGGGCACGCCCCCAGTTTCTTTCCGCACATATTACAGTTCTCCAGCTTGGATATTGCCTCGGAGTGAATTTTGTAACCGCAGCCACCACAATCCGTCATGACCCGGGCGTTCCACGCCCCCGCCGCCTTCGCCGCCGCGTCCTCGGCGGTTTCACCGCTGAACCGGGAGGATTGCAGGCCGCAGCGGTTACATTTAACCCGGGCGGTGTAATCGTGCTTGCGATATGTCGGGACGTATTGGTATAACCGGGCCTCGTAGTTGCAACAAGGGCAAGGTTTAAGCTCGCTCATAATGGCACCCCTTCCTTACGTGCCTGCAATTCGGCGCGATAAGCTTCACCGCTGGCGCGGATTCGCTCTTTCTCCTCCTCGGATTTTTCGCCCCACTCCAGATCGCGGACGTCGTTACTCAGGCGGCGCATGAAGTCCAACAGCTCCTCCAAAGCGGCTTCGATCACCGAAAGTGTCCTTGCCGGGGTGTCCGTACCATCGAACCTGGCCGCTATGGTCACGTATTCCTCGTAGCTGATTTCGCCGTAGCCGTAGGCTTCGTGGGCATCTTCCGCGCTTTCGTATGCGCTGATGACCATTGCCCGGTCCAGGCGTTTCTGTTCCTCCCGCGCGACTTTGCGCTCCAGGACGCCGCGCGGGGCAAGCAACCGGGCTATCAGCTCTTTTCGCCATTCGATTTCAAATTTGGTATCTGTGTTCATGACGGCACCCCTTCCTTGACATTCCGTGTCCCACAGCCGGCGCAGTAATCAGCGTACAACAGAAGCGACCTTCCGCACGCCCCGCAAAACCATCCGCCAGGATTGCCCTTGACGGCGGCGCAGCTTTTCACCACGCGCTGGTTCCAAAAAAGCTCGGCCTCCTCCGGCGTGTCGTAAAGCCAAGCGCCCACCATCTCGCCGTCGTCGTGTGTGATCGGGCAGTCCTGCCGCATAACGTCAGGATAAACATGGGTAAGTGCATACGACACCCCGGACCACGGATCGTTTAGATAGTCGTCCTCTCGGAAATTCCCCTCGTCGTCACAAAGCTGTAACCGAACATTGCCGCCGCAAAACGGGCACGGTAGTAAATCAGGTTTGTTCATGCCTCAAACCTCCTCTTGCTTACCTTCGCCCCGCAGCCCGGGCAATACGTGTGTCCCAACGGCCATTCGATGGGCTCACGATACCCACACCGGCAGCATTGCGCATAGGGGAAATGCTTCTCGCTGGTTGTCTTTATCATGCAAGACGGCTCCCAGGGCACAACGAGGCTACCGACAACCTCGGCCCCCAGCGCAGCGACGGCCCGCTGCCGCACGGCCTCCAGCCAGTCGACGTACACGGCGACGGCAGGGAAAAGGGGCAAGAGCGCCCGTAGCTCGTCCTCCCGCAACGCTGCCGGGTCCTGGAAAGCCAGGCAGTCGTGCCGTCCGTTGTCCCGCAGTTCATATGCGATATTGCGCGCGTACCGCTCGGCGTGGATACGGGGCATGGCGTCGGGGCCGGGGCAGGAGTCGTCGTCTATCATGCGGCCGTCGCCGCAATGCCCGCAGAAATAAAAGCCACACACGGCGCAGCGCGGGCCGTTGTGGATATCCTCGGCGACTATGAATTTGCAACCGGGCTTAGGGACGCAGGCCGTGCGGATAAGCTCCGATAGGACAACCTGGCTCGCGTCATAGATCATAGCAAAGCAGTCATAATCCCCGCTACGGACAACCCCACGCGCGGCCCCCAAATCCTTCATTTTGTTTTTTGCTAGGTTCTGGATTTGGATCAACCGCCCTGCGAAGCGGCCCGTTCGGTTTGCGCCATAGAACTGAATCTGCCCGTGGGCCCTGCCGTCCGCGCATACGCAATTGCGCATGGCGTAATATTTCTTTACACTGGTTTTTGCCGCCTCGCCGTGGAGGACCAGCACCCGCCCCGTCTGCGCGTCAATGCCGGACTTACGCAGTTCCTTTAACGGCTCTTTTGCAACGGAGTCAATATCGAAGCCCCGCCCTCGGAGCCAACCCAATAGCTGGGTATTAGAATTCGGGTTTGCCAGCCCGGTTAATGTCCGCAGTTCCTGGTCTATGTGTTGCTGGTTAATTTCGTCAAAGCGGATAGCATTATCAACCAGGGTCATATCCAACGCGATTCCCCGGTCATTGATCCGTTGGTCAAGCCAATAATACGCCCATTCCTGCTCCGGCATGGGGTACTTCAATAACCGCCTGTATATCTCAACCTCCGTTTCCACGTCCCAGCGGTTATACTCTTTATACCTTTCCCACCGCTCCGGCGCATCGGCGGGCAGATTGCGGGTGCGCTGCCCGTTGGCTTTCGTGGGCTTGCAGGGCGAGGCAAAATACCGTACCAAATCTCTACCCTCTTTGAGTTTTTGCTTATCCAGCCCCAGCACCGTGCCCACCATTTCCAGCGAAAGCGGCAGGCCGAGATACGCCGCCCAGATCATAGTGCAACGCCATGTCTCCGGGTGCAGAAATCCCATCGAAGCATAAGACGCGCCCCATTCATAATAGCGCGACAGGCAAACACGCTCAAAAGCAGAGTTATGGGCCCACTTTGTGACACTCGGATCGGTGAGCGCAACGCAGCGCTCATAACTTCTTGGCTGCGGGGAGTCCTGGCGAACGGAACCAATGCAAATTCCATCGCAAGCAACGGAATCTATCAACTGCCAAATGGCTACACATACACAAACATACCCGCAATCACGATTATGCTCAACGCTCCCGCCATACTTGAACAT